AACCTTATCGCCAAAGCCTTTAGCTTCTGCTAGTGGCATAGAAATTTATAAAACAGATGGTACATTAGTAGCACCTGCCAATTATACTGTCGTCGCAGCAACAGGAGTAACCACATTTAGTTCTGGTGTAGTTGCAGGAGATATTGTTGAAGTAAGAGGATATAAATATACCACAGCAGCAACAGCTAGTACAATTACTATTAACAATACTTCTTTTGCTGAAGGCGTAGTTTGTATTTTATCGACAGTTGAAATTGATGAGGATGAAACGCCTTTGAATGTAATACAAATACAATTAGATGAAGTTTTGCCAAGTGGCAATTTTGATATTTCAACAAAATCTGCTAGAGATGCTAGTGTATCCAACTTTACATTTAAAGCAATCAAACCCACAACTAGCAACACTATTGGTAGGATGATTAAGACTCCTATTGTTTAATAGTAAACGACAATAACTAAATAATGGTTTCTTATAGATTTGCGCAAGTTTATAAGAGTAATTAATAGAGACTACGATTCTGATAAGTAGTCTCTATTCCCATTGTTCCCTTAATCAGAAAAGGAGTTGGAAATATGTTAATAACAAAAGAAGTTGAAATTATATGGAATCCTAAAAATGTTAATTGGTATAAATCTAAAGGATATTTATTTACTAAGGTTGGAGACAAGTTCATTGTTCCAATTCCTGATGTGAGTATAGGGTGTACAGAAATAGTAGAAGTATTATGCGATTATTGTAATGAGACGATTACTTCAATGAAGTACACTAACTATATAAATAGGAATAAGAAAAATGTTGATAAAGATTGTTGCATAAACTGTGCAGATAAAAAGCATAAAGAAGTAATGGAAATTATTAAATTTAATAACCTAGGAAAAACACATTATTTTGTTAAGCAAGGAATAGTTAAGGAAAAAGGATATTGGGATAAACGAGAAAATAGAATAAATGAAGTTGATTTATATATAAAAAAATATAAAACATTAGATAATTATTCTATAAATAAAGATCGTCAGATAAATAATTTAAAAAGGAACTTGGCTAAACACAAAGAAAATATTTACGATATAGCATTAGAACTTGGTTATAAAATCGAAGATATATCAACTTATAAACCAAATGGTTGGCATGATGATTTTAAAAAATTAGAAGCTAATATTCAAAAATTAATTGATAAACTTGGATACTTTCCATCTTCTCAAGAAATATTTCAAGAATTAAAAATAAGTTCTCACATAATTGAAAAACATGGTGGTATTTATAATATAAAAAGAGCAATGAAATATGATGACATACATGATTTAAAAGATAATTCGGGATTCTACAATAAAAGTAAATTTGAACTTTGGACGGCGAATTTTCTGTTAAGTTATTATGTTGTTTATGCGAGAGAGGTTGAACCTTTTGACGATAGAAAGTTTAGAAGTGATTTTAAAATAATAGTAGAATACGAACATGATATCGTCGAATATTATGTAGAAGTATGGGGTTATCCTACTTCACAAACAGATAAAACTTCAATAGAATATAATAAAAGTAGAAAAGAAAAAGAAAGATTATATAGACTTAGTAATTATAATTTAATATCTATTGAGCCAGAAATATTTATCAATAAAAAATATGAAGAAATCAATCAGTCTTTGTTTAATATTTTTAAAGACATATTAAATCAAGATTATAAAAATATCGTGGTAGAAAATTATATCCCTGTATGTGCTTTGACAGATAAAGAATTATTAACAGAAGCAATGTCAATCGCATTAGATGATAATGTTTTACCAAGTTCAAAAGATTTAGTAAAAACTAAGCATGGAGTATATAAAGAAATAATTAGAAGGTTTAATACATATAAAAATTTTGCTAGAAAATTTGAAAAGAAAACAATATATAAAGAAAGAAATGCATGGACGGATATTAATAATTTATTTCACATATTTGATCATATGATAAATTGTTACGGCAAAATATTAACACAAAAAGAAAGTGTCGAATTTAGTTTAACGGATGTTAATTTGGTTGGAAGTATGCATGCATATATTACTAATATACATGGTGGAATTGTAGAATCAAAATTAAAATATTTTAAAAACAAACTGTATATCCCCGAAGTTGAAATAGAATATCTTAAAAATGTAAGTGAAAACAAAGGCAGAAATATAAAAGGGAATGTTAAACCAGAACACCAACTCCTAGCCAAACAAATACTAGAAAAATACAATAATCAAATGCAACAGTCAGCAAAATAATAATAAAAATCCAAAACAAAAAGGAGTATCACCAACTAATGAACAAACCTAAAACCTTATATACAATCAAAAGAAAACTACACACTAAAAAACATTCCAACCTCTTAAAAAACATCATAAGACATGTTGGTAATTTAACCTCTGATGATATGGAAGAAGTATTAAACATTTTCGGCAATGATTATATGCTTGGAATTAAATATTGGTCAGGTAGAAAATTTTGTAGTATAAAAAAGTATTTTGAAATGAAAGATGAATATTTATTGTTATCAGAGAACAAAGAAATAGTTAATATTGAAGATGATTTTGAAGACAACTATCTAAACATAAGAGAAGTATATATTTGCGCTAGTGATTATGATTATCTGATAAACAGTGAAGATGAGCAGAAATATAAATATAGCGAAGATGAGAAAGAAGAATTAAGGAAATTATATTTAGTAAAATAATTATAGGAAATTGCAAATCCTATAATTATTATCCAATCCCAAAATCAACAATCCCAACCAAAACCAACACCATCAAATAAGAGGAAGACAGACAAAACCAAATTGTCTTCTTCCTCTTATTTTTTTCTAATTTATAATCCTAACTATACATAAATAAACAAACCCTAAAAACTCACAAAAAGAAAGGACTGATAAAAATATGATCACCAATCGTTACGATGGAACAGTAATAGGTTCGCCATCTCTACAAACATCTGTAGCAGAGGTAGAAATAATCCCTGCAAAAGCAAGAATAATTAATTTTGAATTATTAAATGATCAAGTATGTACAATTTCTATTAATAACCAAACGCCAGTTTATATCCGTGCGAATCAAGGTATATCTATTTCTGTAGTTGATAGTTGTAAAATTATGGAAAATAATATTACTTATAATTGGATCGGAATAAATGGATAAAAGGGGTGAGATAAAAAATGGGATTTAAACATAACCCAAATTTAGGAATTGGCACCGTTAGTAATATATCTATAAATGGTAAAACAGGTTCGAGTATAACCCTTGTAAAATCAGACATTGGATTAACAAATGTACCTAATGTTGATACAAGTAATGCTAACAATATATCCACAGGTGTTATTAATCCTGAAAGACTACCTGTAGCGACAAAAATTACTATGGGTTGTTCGAAAATTGGTAATGGTTTAAATGTTGATAACGAAGGACTAATAACATCAAAACTTGGTATAGGTTTAAAATATGATGGTACATATAATATGATTCCTGATGTTGTAAATATTGACGTAACTCAATTAAAGAATTTTAGTGCAATTGTAACAGGTAGTCCTAAAGGATTTTTTAACAACACAGCAACTTTAACAACCTTTACTGATGGTTCAAAAGGTGATTTCTGGATATTTAATGGTGCTAATGGTTTTAATTTGGGAGGTAATACATTTAATACTGGAGACCAATTATGGATTATAAATACCTTTAGTGGGAATCCAGTGAATTTAACTGCTAATCATGTTTATGTAGCAAATACGTTGAGTCAAGCAACCACAACAACTTTTGGAACTGTTAAATTAGGTAATATAACACCTTTAGCGAATAGTTCAACTCCTGCTATAGGTACTTCGGTTGCAACGGCTAGAGAAGACCACGTTCATCCAATTCTTCCTGATGCGACAGCTACAGTAAGTGGTAAAGTGCCAACTCCTCCAAACAATACAACAACATTTTTTAGAGGCGATGCTACATTTGCTGAAATTCCAAATGTAGTGGGTGCAACATCAAGCACGGATGGAACGGCAGGATTAGTTACAAAACCTATAGCTGGACAACAAAATTTATTCCTTAGAGGTGACGGAACATGGAATGCAGTATCAGGTGGGTTAACTCCTGTGGTAAAAAGTGCAGATTTTACGGCAGATGTAGATGAATTATATTTATGTGATGTGTCAAGTAATTCAATTACGGTTGATTTATCAAACTTTCTTACTTTAAATACTGATACAACATTGTACGAAAGTAATTTAAGTGCTGGTGACTATTTTGAAATATATATTATAAAAGGTGATACCACACAAAATTCAGTGACTTTATCTTTTACTGGACTTCAAATTGCTCCATATAATTTTTCATTGAATCTTGAAGGTCAGAGTGGTTCAGATTTCATTTTTGACTCAAATAGTTATTTTAGATTTACATATACTGGTGATTCTACGATAGGATTTAAAATAAATAGTATGACAGGGAGCGTACCTAGTGACAGTGGCGTAATAGGAAGTTTATTGCCATTTGCAGGGTTTACTCCTCCGAGTGGATATTTCTTTACAGACGGTGCTAGTAAATCAAGAGCTGATTATGAAGCATTATTTAATATACTTACGTTTAGTATAACGGGTACTTTAACAACAGGAACTAAAAATGTTACTACTGGAAGTACAAGTGGTTTATATATTGGAGAAAGAGTCGAGGCAACAGGAGTTGCAAATGGTACAATCGTTACCAGTATCACTGATTCGATGAACTTTGTAATTAGCAACAATGCTACAATAACAGGCTCTACTAGTATTTTAGTATTACCTTACGGTTCATTAACTTCAACAACATTTAAACTACCTGATTCCAGAGGAAAAATTTTAGTAATGCCCGATGGAACGACTGAGTTTAAAGCAGTAGGTATGACTGGTGGAGAAAAATCGCATGTTCTAGTTTCCAACGAGATGCCTGTGCATTCACATTCTTATTATGATAGAGGCAATGGTGCAATTAATCGTGGTGATTGGGGTGGAAGTACAGATGTTGCAGATAATACTGGCGGTACTTATAATACAGGTAACGCAGGAGGTGGATTAGCTCATAACAATTTACAGCCGTATTTAAACGTAAATTATATCATTAAATATTAAAATAAATCGATAATGAAAGGAGATGATTTTTTTGACAATATATTCTTCGGACTATAGTTCAAGTTCTGGAGGTTCTAGTGTTTTAAGAATCCAGAATGTAAGTTCAGATGGTTTAGTTAATGATTGGAATTATTGTATATTAGCAGATGCAACTACAGCACAATTTACAATCACATTGCCGACATCAATTGGAAACGATGGTAAGCAGATTGAAATTATAAAAACAGATAATAGTGCTAATGTTGTAGTTGTTGTTCCTTTTAGTGGACAATCTATTAATGGGTCAGTTAATTCCATTTATCTTTATAATCAAAACGACTCAGTAGTAATTCGTTCAGATGGAGTAAATTCATATATCGTGGCAGACAATCGTAATAGTGTTGGTCAGAGCAAAAGCTATTTACAAGTATCTATTCAAAATACGTCTACAAATTTCCCTTCTGTTGGTTCTGCTATTGTATTTTCAACCATTAATAATTATTATGGTACTGATATTTCCTGTAATACATCAACAGGCGTATTTACACTTAAATCAGGTAAAACGTACAGATTAACTGGCAACGTCAGTATTATTTCTGGAACAGAAGCAATATATCAATGGAGAGACATTACTAACAATGCTCTTTTCGGAGTGGCTGGAAATATAATAAATGGTACACCATTTGTTCGTAATACTGAGGCTGAAGGTATTATAACTCCAATTTCAGATATTACAGTGCGATTAGAATCTAGGACAAATATTTCTGCTGGAACAATGGGTAGTTCAGCAAATAGGTATCCTTATGTTTATATCGAAGTCATTTCTACTCCTGCAAATGTAATTAATACTGTGGATTACATATTCGCTAGAGTTGCTTCTAATGTTACCACTACAAATACTATCATTCCAGTTTCTCCAGTAGTTGGTAATATTGGAGTATCTAATAATATGTTTTCTTTAAAAGTAGGTAACACATATGAATTGGAAGCGTTCATAGAATCTAATGGAAATACTGGATCTACTTGGTTAGAATATATATGGACTGATTCTTCTGGAATTCAGTTACCAAATAGTAATACAGGATTATCTGTTCCAGTACAAGCTACTTCCACAGATTCTAGTATATTAGCAAAAGCCATTATTACACCTACACAAAATATGTCGGTCAAAGTAATGACTACTTCAACTGTTGCTGGCGTTATTGGATTAGCCCTTACTAGGTCATATTTTAAGATATCGCAAATCGGTTCAACAGCACAAACAGGATTTTTAATCTCACAAATGTCATCTGCTTATGCTCATTTTAATAGACCTTATGATGGTAATCAGTTTGTTAGTGGAATTGGCACAGGCTTAGTAACATATCCGCTAAATGTAGCAAATCAAAAAGTACTAAATGGTATAACATTTTCGGATAGTGGCGATTCACTAACAATAAATGTGTCGGGTACGTATAAAATTAGTTTTATACAGTATGGCAATTCTGGTGCGAGTGGTTATTATGCTCATGAGGCTAGTATATTTATTAACGGTAGCACTGTGGCTAAAGGTTCTGCCAGTGCAATACTTAATCGAATAACGAATACTGTAGAGTATGTTAACACATTATCCGCAGGTGATGTAATCACTTTTAAAGTTCAGGGTGTTGGTGATAATAGTGACATCATGGGCGGAAGCGTGTCTATACAACAAATATCATAGTGGTAATAAAACAATGCTTTTTATATAAACCGCAAATCCGCGTTTCATATAAAATAATTAAAAAGTAGGTGGTGTTAGTGGCAAGTAAAGGTAAGGGGAATAAAAATAATCCAGATAATAAAGCAAATGGGAATATAAAACAAAATAAATTAATTAGTAGTGAGCATTGTGAGAAAAATTGTAAGGATGTTGGGATTTGTGAGAAATATAGGAATTATATTTCGAGGATGACAGTGCTTCATAAGGTCGGTAAGGGAATTATGTGCGGTAAATAAATATTTTCAGTAGATTGAAGGCATCTATTAATTTAGATGTCTTTTATGTATTGAAAAATCAATGCAGTAAACAGACTAGGGTAGCTCCTGAAAGTCGTAATCCTTAACGATTGTCTGTTTATTTACTTTTTAAGGAAACCAATAAAATATTAAAGGAGATGTTTAAGAAATGGAAGAAATTAAAGAATTAGAAATTGTCGATCCATATGGTTTTATTTACATTACAACAAATATGAAAAACGGGAAGAAATACATAGGACAGAAAATGTTTAAATACAATTGGAAGAATTATTTTGGCAGTGGAGTATATATTTCAAAAGCAATAAAGAAGTATGGTAAAGAAAATTTTAGTAGAGAAATTATTGCTATTGCATATTCTAAAGATGAATTAAATGAATTAGAAATTGATTATATTGAAAAACATGATGCAATTAATAGTAAAAATTATTATAATCTCGTAGGTGGAGGAGGAACAATTGCTGGTTATCATTTTTCAGAAGAAACTAAATTAAAAATGAGCATCAATAGAAAAGGTAAAAAAGGCAAACCGATGTCAGATGACACTAAAAATAAATTGAGTCAATCTATGAAAGGTGAAAATAATTATTTGTATGGAAAACATCATTCTGAAGAGATGAAAAGAAAATTAGGTGATCCTAAAAAAGGTGCCAATAACTCAAATTCTAGAAAAGTTATTTGTATTACTACTGGAGATATTTTTGATTGTATTCTCTACGCAAGTGAAAAGTACAATACTCATGCAAGCAATATAATTGATTGTTGTAAAGGAAGAAATAAAAGTAGTGGTAAATTACCAAATGGAACAAAGTTGGTTTGGATGTATTTAGAGGATTATAGAAGTGCGTAAGTTATTTATTGATTATGCTCTTTTTATGTGTTACAAAGTTGTGATGCAAATTTATGTGAAAGGAAGTGAAAGCTAAAATGACAGAACAATTAAAAGAGTCAGATGGATTTATTTACGTTTACAACCCACTTCAAGCCAATTTCTACGCTTATAAAGGTGTTGTAATCAAGGCCACTGGTGTACATCCCGAGACAAAGAAAGTA